GCACCACCAGAAGTTTCTCCACTCATATCACCAGTTAGGGCATTTTTCATACCCTCAACATCAGTCTGCATTCCTTTAAATGCACCATCCATTTCAGCCAATGCACTTTTTAATTTTCCTTCACTATCTGTAAAATCAAAATTCTTTATAATTTCCCACCCAGCAACGACCACATTCTTCAATCCCGTAAACCATTTTCCAACATTCTCGACAAAACTCTTCAAACTATCAATAAGAAGATTTATTCTCTTGATTAAATCTTGAACAAACTTTATAATTTTTGGAAGATTATTAAATAACCACCCAAGAAATAAAATTCCAATAAAATCTAAAATCCTCTCAAAAAAACTTTTACCAGGAATTCTTCCAAGTCTAGGTTTTTTTATACTAAAAGTTTCTATAGTTTTTTCTTTTTGTCTTCTTTTATTTCTCTCTATAAGTTTTTTATTAAAACTTCTACTTCTTGCAATATTTTCTCTTTTTACTTTAGTCTTTTTGAGAACTGCTCTACGAAGCATTCCTCCACTTCTACCAACTCCTCTTGCTCCACCAGAAAGAACTGAACCAGCACCTTTGGCAAACATTGAACCTATTCTAATTGCTCCTGCTGCTACTGCTGCTACTGCCATCTTAACCTACCACATTATAGAGAAGTTGAGAATACATTGTATAGAAATTGCTTGGATCTGCCGAAGCAATCAATGGAACATCAGTTGCAGATCCACTCTTAAGTGGTTGTCCCTGCATCTGTCCTCCAGAACCTCCGACTTTCTTATAAATTACGGTTGTATTTCCACCACCAGATACTGGTCCTGGTGGTGACATTGATGGAGAAGATGGAGAAGCAATTTGTGCAGCAGGCATTTCTCCTGGTGCTGCTGGTGTTACTGCTGCTGGTGTTTTTGCAGGCATTTCTCCTGGAGATGAAGATTTTTTACTAGCAAATCCAAAAGTACTATTAATTTGTTTAAGTCCAGGAGCATTATCCCACTCTTGAGACCAATTAGAATCTAAAAGATTTTTAAACCAATCTCCTAACCAATATCCAAGACCAGTTCCTGCAAGATAACCAAGACCAGTTCCTGCAATTGGAAGAACAGATCCAACAGCACCACCAATTGCACCACCTGCAGAACTAACTCCTAATCTTACTAAAACAGGAAGCAGTGCTTTTGCTGGAGACATTCCCTGTCCAAGTCTACCAACAACTTCTTTACCAGTGAGAAGTATATTTAAAAATCCAAGAGATTTTTTTGCAATATTTCCAACAAACCTTAAGATAGAAGGTCCAACTTTTCCTAGAAGTCCCCCAAAAAATCCAAGAGTTTTACCTATTGCTTTTGCTGGTCCACCAATAAATGGAGTTTTTCCGGCAATATCAAAAGTTGTCTTTAATCCACCAATTACTCTACCTGGAGCTTTAGAAGCAAATCCTTTTACACCATTCCAAGCTCTAGAAATAAATCCCTTTATACCACCCGGAGGTTTTTTGAGCACTTCACCAGCTTCTTTTGCTGTCATAGAAACATATTTTCCACCTATCCTAGTTCCTTTTGAGGAAAGTCCTTTATCAAGGATATCTTTAGCTAATTTTCTTCTAGCAGCATCGGTAGCACTATTAATAGGAACTTTAGGTCCACCAACTCTAGATCCTATACCACCACGACCTGTAGTGACTTTTGGTCTACCACCAGGTTTTCCACCACCAGTAGAGTTTCTTCTCCCATTAAAAAAGTCTCTAATTCTATCAAATGCAAATTTAAATGGTGCAGCAAGAATAGCAAGAGTTATCGCACCAATAGTACCAATAATACCAAGTATTCCACCATTTAATAATGCGAATATTCCACCAACAGTTAAAAGAGTTTTTCCAACTTCTGCTGCTATTGATTCTAATTTACCAATATTACCTTCTGCATTTGCTTTTATTGCCTCTAATCCTTGATTTGTTAACCACCCTCCAAGGAGAGTCATAAAGAGTTCCATCAAGGTTCCAAGAACTCCTCCTGCTTTTTTTCCTAATGATTTTACTGGAGAAATTAACCCTTTCGTTATTTTTTTCTCTAATTTTTTCTCTTCACCACTTCTAAGTTTCTTTTCTTCTACTTTTTCTACATCTTTTTCATATTGTTTCTGTGCCTTCTTCTCAAGTTCTGCTTCTTTATTTAATGTCTTTGCCAGAAAAGAAACATCATTTTCTAATACAAAAACTCTTTTAGATAAAACTGTAACGTTAATATCTGGAGTGATTGTAGATGAATTTGTTTTTACAAGTGCTCCTGATTTCTTAAAAACATTTGCAGAACTTACATTTCTTTTCTGAAATAATAACTTTCTCTCTCCAGCAGATAAGTACTCTCCTGTATAAGGATTTACCCCAGTATTAGCAATCTTACTAGGAGAAATTTTACTTCTCCTCATATTTAATTGTGGTGCTCTGTAAGATTTATTGGTTACCACTGTTTTGCTGCTGTTTTAATTTTTCTTCTTCAATATATTGCTCTAATAAAGTGAGGTAAATGTCCTTTTCCCAAGGTAACATATTTTCTAACTCTGTTAAGCTATATTTATGATGCTGCATCAGGGCAAATGTTATTTGATAGTATGACGCAAGGTCAGTATGCGCCATACCTATACGAAAAAACTGGAGAGACCTTCCAATACAACATCACTTTCGACTCCAGTATTTGGATTTTTTAGTGTTACAGTATGTGAAAGTTTTGGCATTGTCTCAAAGAAATTCTCAACTTCCTTAAACTGTTTGGAACTCAATTGCTCAATAAAATCAAGCATTTCCTTCTTACTACAATCAGAAGAATTCCATGACTCTTCTTCATTATAAATTTGTTCCACAGAAGAAGCAATTAGTTGGAACGATTCATCGACACCAAATTTACCATCAAAACTAAAATTAGATTTAATGAACTCATCTAGAGAAGGATACTTCATTCTCATAGTTAGATTTTCATCTAATACAATATCTCTCGAATGATTTTTATCAGATTGAACCTTGATATCATCGAGATTGATAACTACAGAAACTTGTGTCTCTTCATCATCAGGACAAATCAGCGGTACTTCGACCTCTTCTCCGACAGATTTGCCTCTGATATTTAAGAAAAGATATTCAATATCAAAAGTGGATAGTTGTTCTACTTTAATACCTCTTGAAAGAATACAGTTGCCGATTACAGTTTTAATAGCAGTCGTAATCTGTTTTTGATCTTCCGATTCCATTGCAATGATTAGAATCTTTTCTTCCTTAACTAAAAATGGTCTGTATCTAATTTTCTTTTTAATCGAAGGCAATTCCAACTCATAAATTGGAGTATTAATTTTAGGTAAAGGCATAAAAACCCATTATAAGTTCAGTTGTAATTATTTAGAACGGATTAAGCAATATCATTTGGAAAAAATACTTCAGAAGGTTGAAATGGTCTAGTAGGATCGGAAGGACCAGTAAAAAAGTCTCCTGTTTGACCTTCTATATTGATAGATCCTAGATTATTACTAGTACCACTTTTTACACTCTTCGATGTTGTCTTACCAGAAATATAACGTTCATATTCGAATGAAGCACTGACTTTTAATATATCAGAAGTTCCATAAGAAACTGGAATAGATGTTAAATTTTTTGGAAATAATCCTATAAATGTATATTCTAATTCTTTATCACCATTTCTATCAAATTTTGTAATTTTTGTTTTGTCACATTTATATTCATCCGGAAATCTCATTCTATAATAATATGTTTTTTCAGTTTGGTTAACTTCCGAACCATCTGTAATAAATTCCATCCAGTGCTCTAGAAACTTAATCATTCTATAATCAGAATCAACATAAAATTCCAATTGCATTTCAGTAAAAATTCGGGTATGTGCCATCTTCTCTTGCAACCCCATAAAGTTTCCATTGATGTCCGCAGTTGCTAATGAACTGCCAGGAATGGAAGCAGAAGAACATAATAAACCAGAACTTTCTGTAATAAATCTTGTATCTACTCCTCTCGAATTTAAATGTGTGCTCAGTTGACCATTCAACCCACCAAACATGACCTGATAATGAGATGTCTGTGCAAGATTGGTAATTAAGGGTTTAAATTCTGATATTTTTTTAATTCTCGGCACTCTAAATACCTATAAGACTACTTGATTATTAGTTATTTAGATGTCATATAAGGGAAAT